AATATCGCGGCATCGCCTACTACAAAACTTACAAAAATTAATTTAATGAAAACAATTGCACTTGCTCTCGCAGCCACCTCTTTCGCGTCTGCACCTGCATTCGCTGGAGCTTACATAAACACTGAAGTTAATAATGGTTACTATGGATCTGAGTATCTAGGTAGAACAGTTGAACTACACGTTGGAGCTGAAGGCACTAATGGAAAGGTTGACTACTATGTACAAGGTGGTCCTGCTCTCGTAGCTGTTGATGGTATCGACGGTACAGAGAATGAACTATCAGGTAAAGTTGGAGGTACATATAACATCTCCTCAGCTACATCTATTTATGGTGAGTTTGCTGGAGCTACTAATGGTGACTTCGACAACTCTTACAACCTAAAAGTTGGAGCTAAGTATAAGTTCTAATGGCACATCAATCCACTGATGGTAAGGCTCATGTTACTTCATTCAGTCCTGAGCCAGAGAAGGTAGAAAAGAAAGAAGAAGAAGAAACCAATCTTGATGAAAAAGATTAATGAATTATGGCTAGTAGTCTTTTTGGCTCTAGCCTTCTTCATTCACGTGGAAGTACTTCATGTAAACTTCCATAGCAGAGAGGCACCTCAGTGTCGGACCTCTCTGTAATTTGGCTTTTAGCCCCGTACGCGGGATACCTATTAGCCGTCTAGACGGTGGGATAGACCACAAAACGTTTAATCTAATTTGCGCAAACAGGTAAATATACATTCAATACATTTTAAATTAAAAGAAAATGGCACAACAGACTACAAGTGGTTCTAATACCGCATTGTTAACAGGTCCAGGTGCAGCAAACGGTGCAATATCGACTACTGCTGATCGTAGGGCTTTATATCTTAAGCTATTTTCTGGTGAGCTATTCAAAGGATTCCAGCACAATACAATTGCTAGAGACCTTGTGATGAAGCGTACCCTTAAGAACGGCAAATCATTGCAGTTCATCTACACGGGACGCACCACAGCTGAGTACCACACACCAGGAAACAGCATACTAGGTAACTCTGATTCTGCACCTCCAGTAGCTGAGAAGACCATCACTTGTGATGACCTCTTAATCAGTTCTGCATTCGTGTATGAATTAGATGAGACTCTTGCACACTATGACTTACGTGGAGAGATCTCTAAGAAGATTGGTTATGCTTTAGCTGAGAAATATGACAGAAAAATTTTCCAAGCTATAACAAAAGCTGCAAGAAAAGCTTCACCAATTACTAAGACTAATTACGTAGAGCCAGGTGGAACTCAGGTACGTGTAGGTACAACCACAAACGGATCTGATGCATACTCTGCTACAGCTTTGGTTAATGCATTCTATGATGCTGCAGCTGCACTAGACGAGAAGGGCGTTAGCACTGAAGGTCGTGTAGGTGTACTTAACCCAAGACAGTACTACGAACTAATCCAACAGGTTGGTGAGAATGGTCTAGTTAATAGAGACGAGCAAGGTACATCACGTCAGAAGGGTAATGGAATCGTTGAGATTGCAGGCATCAAGATCTACAAGTCAATGAACATTCCATTCTTTGGACGTTATGGTACTAAGTTTGGTACAGGTTCTGCTACTAACCCAGGTGTTACTGATCCAGGTAACAAAGGTGACTTCGTTGAAGTTGAAATGGTTGATGAGACCGCTGGTTCAGGAGCTGTTAAGACTGTTAACAACTATGGTAATGGTACTTCAGACTTCGAGAACAGCTGTGGACTTATCTTTGGTAGAGAAGCCGCTGGTGTTGTAGAAGCAATCGGTCCTCAAGTACAAGTAACAAGTGGTGACGTATCCGTGATTTATCAGGGTGATGTTATCCTTGGACGTATGGCAATGGGCGCAGACTATCTAAACCCTGCTGCTGCTGTTGAACTGTTCGCTGGAACAGCAACTAAGCCAGCTGCATTCGGTTAATATTTTATTCACACAATGGGAGGCTTCGGTCTCCCTTTTTTTTTATTCATATATCTATGACTACTCCCTCAACAACAGGACTCGATACAGAACTATCCGCAGTGAACTCAATACTGGGAGCTATCGGTCAATCACCAGTAACAACATTAGGTACAGTAACTAATAATACTGGAACTACTGAACTTTTTAATACTTTTGCAAATCCAGAAATAGCATTAATATATAATATACTTAAGGAATGCAATCTAGATATTCAATCTGAAGGCTGGTCCTTTAATACAGAAAGACACTACCCAAGTGAAAGTATGAAAGATAGTAATAATAATATTCTTATAGGTGATAACATACTTCATATAGATATCACAGATGAAGATAAAGATAGATTTACAGACGTAGTAAAAAGAGATGGAAAACTATATGACAAAGTAAACCATACATATGAATTTACTGATGATGTCTATTTAGATATTGTATGGCTATTTAAATTTACAGATATGCCACAAGTCTTTAGAAGATATGTCACCTACTGTGCATCCACTAGAGCAGCTACACAACTGATAGCAAACTCAGAGTTAGCACAACTATTATCTAATAAAGAAGCATATGCAAGATCGATATGCATGGAGTATGAATGCAATCAAGGTGATCATTCCTATTTAGGTTTCCCACATGAAAGTAATTATAACTCCTTTGTTCCTTACAAAGCCTTAAGAAGATAATGACAGGTATTACTCAAACAGTTCCAAGTTACATACAAGGTATATCAGAACAACCAGACGAATTAAAAAACCCTGGACAACTTAAAGAAGCAAAGAATGTAGTACCTGATATCACCAGAGGATTAATTAAAAGACCAGGTAGTAAACTTGTTGGAGCTTTAGGAAGTGATGCTACAAAAGCAGGTTGCTGGTTTAGCTACTACAGAGATGTTAATGAACAATACATAGGTAAGGTATTTAGAGATGGCTCAGCTAAAGTATGGAATTCATTAAATGGTACAGCTTCTACCATTCCAGCAAACTCCTACTTAGTACATACAAATGATGGAGACTTACAGTTCAGGACTATCAATGATAATACCTATGTAACTAATAGAAATACTATAGTTAAAACAACAGGTACTACACCTGCTAGACCTGATGCATATGCTGCATACATAGAACTAAAACAAACAGCTAATGCAAGACAGTATGCTTTAAACTTATATGATAATGATACGACACAAGATGTTTATTCAGCTATTAGGTTAGATCATAAATTTGATGAACCTATTCTTCATAGAGTAGCTTATGAAGAAAATGGAGAAATAATTGTAGATGGTACATGTCCTGATATATGTACGAAGGTTTGGTCTTCTGAAGAACTTAACCCTACTGCACAGTTAGAATCTATACCAGATTGGAGTGCGACTGCTACCTATTTAGTAGGTAGTAAAGTACAAAGTGGTGGTAAGATATATATTTGCAGGAAAATTAAAACTAGTAGTGGTGCGGGACAATTCTCAGGAGTACCAAATGACATCAATCCAAGTACTAGGATAGCTCCTCACGATGCTAGGGAGATCACTTATAATAATGATGGTTCTATAGCCAGTTCAGTAGACCCGACATCAAATCCTCACTATGTAATTTGTGATAAAGAAGAAAACCAATTAGATATAGTAAAAGTAAAGACAGGTAGTACAGCTGCTGCGAATGGAATCTATTGGCAGTACCTACCACCAGAAGGTATAACAGTAGGTTCAGGTAACACTGTTCCTCTTGCAAATAAAAAGAATCTTATTTGGAGATTTACTGTTATAGGTGTTTCAGGACCAAGAGCTATTACATCTGATGTAACAAAAGGTTGTCATTATAAATGCGTTTACCAATATGAAGTAGACATTCTCCATGGTGGAGAAGGTTGGGAAGAAGGTGATGTTCTAACTTTTGTACAAGATACAATTACTTATAATATTATAGTTAAGAAACATGAGAAAGCAAAAGTAAAAGCAAACTTAGCTTTAGTAAGACCAGAGCCAACACCATTTGATGCACAGATGGCAGTTAGTATGGATGCCATATTAGGAGGTATGCAAGAAGCTATAGGCTCAGCAGTCAATGTAGAGATTATTGGTAATGGTCTTTATCTAACAAAGAGTACTCCATTTAATGTCTCAACTCCAGATGAAGACTTAATGAGTATCATCACTGATGAGGTGAATGATGTAAGTGATCTACCTACTCAATGCAAGCATGGTTATATAGCTAAAGTTGCAAATAGTAGTTCAGATGAAGATGATTATTATTTAAGATTTGAAGGTGACAATGGGAAAAATGGAACTGGATCATGGGTTGAATGTGCTGCACCTGGAGTCGTATTAGGCTTTGACAGTTCAACAATGCCTATAAGAATACAGAGAACAGCTTTAAATACATTTGCATATAACACACCTTCTTGGACTAATAGAGTTGTAGGAGATACTTTAACAAATCCTGATCCTACATTTGTAGGTAGAACAATTGATAAAGTTTTATTCTGGAGAAACAGATTAGTATTTCTATCTCAAGAAAATGCAATCCTTTCACAGCCAGGTAAGTTTGATAACTTCTGGGTTGAGACTGCTTTAACAGTATCACCATTAGACCGTATTGATTTATCATGTAGCTCTACATTCCCTACTGATTTAGTAGATGGTATAGAAACCAATTCTGGTTTAATGTTATTTGGAGAGAATCAACAATTCCTATTAACTACAGATAGTGATCTCCTAACTCCTGATACTGCAAAGATAAATAGTCTTTGTACATATAACTACAATAAACTTATACCACCAATGTCACTAGGTACTACATATGCCTTTTTAGATAATGCTGGTAAGTACACACGTTTCTTTGAGATGGCAAACATCAGAAGAGAAGGTGAGCCAGAAGTATTAGAGCAAAGTAAAATAGTATCTAGATCATTAGATTCAGATCTTGATCGTGTAGCTAACTCAAGAGAAAACTCTTTTGTAATGATAGGTAAGTCAGGGTCTAATATAGTATATGGATATAGGTATTTTAATAGTGGAAGAGAACGTCTACAACAAGCCTGGTTTACGTGGGAACTAAGTAATAATCTTTTGTATCACACCATACTAGATGATGTTTATTATGCTGTATTAAGTGATAATAACTTACTAAGTTATCCATTAAAAGATTCAGAGTTAGACCCATCAACAATTTCAGATAATGTATACATGCCTATACATCTAGATAATTGGGTAACTATAAAAGGTAATGAGTTAACTTATGATTCAAACACAAGGAAAACTTCATTCTCAATACCAACAGGTATAGATACCAGTAAACCGTTATCAATGATTGAGACGACAACTGGTGTTAATAACGGCAGGATAGCAACACCAACCTTAGTAGGTATAGCACCAACCCCAGCATCGGGTAAATTAGAAGTAGCTGGTGACTGGACATATAATGCTTGGGCTGATCATGTCAGTTATTCAGTAGGAGATATGGTAGTTAACGATGATGGTAAGATATATATTTGCGTTACAGCAGGTACTTCAGATTGTCATGGTGGACCCATAGGTACAGGTACAAACATAGTAGATGGTGATGTTAGATGGGACCACTCAGGTTATATCTTCCTTGGATATACCTATGAGATGTCAGTTTTATTTCCTAAGTTCTATGTAACTAAAACAGCTAATAATGTTACCAGGTCAGATGTACATGCATCATTAGTTGTACATCGCGTAAAGTTTGACTTAGGAGCCTCAGGTGTATATCAAATTAATCTTAAACGTAAAGGTAGGTCAGACTATAATGTAGATATAGAATCAGCATTAGCTGATAGTTATATAGCTGAGACTTCTGGATTTGTACCAGATAAGATAGAGACATTACCAATATATGATCGGAATATAAATATAGATCTATATCTTAAATCTACACATCCATCACCAGCCACACTTTATTCACTGAGTTGGGAAGGCGATTACTCATCTAAATATTATAAACGTGTCTAAATATTTTCACCCAATAACATTGGAGGCAGCTAAAGAGGTTGCCTCTAATCTCCGTCCAGATGACCGCAGAGAGGTCGAAGAAGGTCATGGGGA